TAGCGCCGGCAACAAAAGAAAAAGACAAATAAAGATTGACGTACCAGCGAAACGTGGTATAAATAATGTACGGGGAATGAACCCCAGACGGAAAGAGGTAGAGATGGAAGATGAGATTGTCCGACAAATTGGCGAAGAACTTAGCACTATCTATTACCAAGGTCTCTGCCGACGAGTGATGAAAGACAACAAAGCAAAGAAGGACACCGTAGGTGAGGAGTACGAGAGCTACAGGGCGGCTTATCTGAAAAAGTACTATGGCTATGGGCTCAAAGTTGTTCCTGGTAGGGGTTTTAAACCATCGACAGAACTCGAACGAGCTATTGCTAAAGTTTATAAGCCGGATCTCTGGGTTTATACTCTATGCGGTAAACGACTGCTTGCTGTCGAAGAAGACAAGGGGCATTATGTCGATAAACCATTCGCTGGACGAGCGATCAAAAATGCCATAGATGTTATTCAGGCGAGTCTCTCTGTGGGGGCTGACGTCCCATATTTTATCTTAAGTTGTCCAACCTCATATGACAACTTTGGACACTTACTAGAGAGGGACCTCGAAACTAGGAGCAAACTCTACGAAACGCTTCTTCGTGAGAAGATGTTGTATTTTCCTCTGTGTCGCCATGGCAGGACATCGAGTAAGACATATCTAACCCCCATGAGTACGTTTGTTCAATTTAACCCAGAAGAAGAACTAATTAGGAGAGAGGTTGATTTTTATCAGCGGCTGACAGAACAGAAACCCGAAGGCGAACAACAGAATGAGGATTCTAAATGACTACTACTACAACTTGCCAACTACTACTGGGAGATGCCTTTGAACATTTGCGAACAATCCAGTCAAGCACGATAGATATGGTGTTGGTGGATTTGCCCTATGGAACAACCAAGTGTAAATGGGATAGTATTCTACCCTTGGGTCCCATGTGGGAAGAACTCACAAGAGTGTGTAAGCAAGATGCAGCAAAGGTCTTTACGGCATCGCAACCCTTTACTACATCACTGATAGCGAGTAACATAAAAGAGTTTCGTTACAACTGGGTTTGGGAGAAATCAAAGGCAAGTGGTTATTTGAACGCCAAGAAGATGCCTCTCAAAGCTCACGAGGATGTGTGTGTGTTCTACAAGAAGCCACCAATCTACAACCCACAAAAGTGGCAGTCAACCCCCTACAACAAAGGCACAGCGAAACGAGAGACAGATGTTTATGGGGAACAGGTCAGCACTACGGTGAAGTGTGATGACGGGATGAGATATCCAAGGTCTGTCCAATATTTCAAGACAGCAGAAGCCGAGAGAGGTAAGTATGGGAAGCACCCAACACAGAAGCCGACGGCTTTGATGGAATATTTGATAAAGACATACACCAACGAGGGGCAGGTGGTGTTAGACTTCACGATGGGTTCGGGGACTACGGGTGTTGCCTGTGCTAACACAAACAGAGATTTCATCGGGGTTGAATTGAATGAGGGGTATTATGAGTTAGCTAAACAGAGGGTTGATGACGCCATTTCCCGGCAACAAAAGAAAAGAATAACAAATGAGTAAATGTTTTGACATCCACGAGAAGTGGCAAGTATCCTGCGACAAAAAGGACTGCCGCAACTGGATGAGCTACGAAGACGACCTAAACTGCGCTATTGTTTGCGCCAGAAAGTATGACAACGGACTATCTCTAAGAGAAGTTGCGGCGCGTATGGGAGTGTCCCACGTCCGCATCGCTCAATTAGAGGCGGCTGGTGTGAGAAAGATGATCGAACGAGGCGGATTTAAAGAAGAGTAGGCGGTTTGCAAAGTAGCATACTATTTACAAGGAGCGCACAACAGAAAGATGTGTTCTCAATAAACCTGAAACTTCCCAACTGGAGAAAACCAAATGTCCAAGAAGAGCCTAATGAACGAAGCCACCATCCGTCGCTGGGGCAAGCTAGCACAGCTTACTCCTCTCACCGAGAACTGGTTAGAGAACCTCACCGAAGAGGGTGAGGAAGAGGTGGAGGAGCTACCCATGGGCGAAGAGCCTGCTATGGAGGAGCTTCCCGCTGAGGAGCCTGCTATGGAAGAGCTTCCCGTCGAAGAGCCCGAGTCTGCCGAAGAGGCAAGCGTAGAGGACATCGTCGGCGCAGTCGTTCAGGCTATCTCTGACGTCACCGACGTTGAGATCTCTATGGACGCTGGCGAAGAGATGCCCGCCGAGGAGCCCGCCATGGAGATGGGTGCCGAGGAAGAGGAGCTTCCCGCCGAGGAGCCTGCTATGGAGATGGGTGCTGAGGAAGAGGAGCTTCCCGCTAATCGCACCGAAGACGAAATCGACGCTGACGACCTCACCGAAGCTGTCCTTCGTCGTGTAGTCAAGCGCCTCCTAGCCAAAAAGTAGACCAGCAGTAGCCCTCTGGGCACAGCTTCCTACGACAGAACAAAGACACCCCCTCACTCTACGGAATATAGAAAGCCGAGTAGTGAGGGGGTGTCTTTGTCTGTGCGTGAGAAGCCCTCGCTATCACTCAATCCTTGTCCGCCTTTTTCTTTCGGCAACAAAAGAAAGACCTTTACAGGGCGACCAAAATAGGGTAGAATAAGGAAGATGGAAAAGCCAAAGCTAGTAATGAAGCAAGCTGTCAAGATGCTCACCTCGCAAGGATACGCAGCCGACGAGGGAAACCTAATAAACGCCGAGAACTTCTTCTTTGGCTATCGAATCCTAGAGTGGGCTGTTGAGCAGAACAACCCAGAAGCAATAATGCGCTATATGATGCTTTTAGAGTATTACAACAAAGGAAAGGTAGAAATACATTTTGACGAAGAAAACAACCTGCGCTTTCGTGAAACGGAGCTTTTCGGAATCCCCGAAGAAGACAAGCAAGAAGAAGTCGGCAACGAAAAAGAAGAAGAATAAAGAGGAGGTAGTCGAGATAATCGCAACCGACCCCTACATCGATCTTGAGACGATGACCGAAGAAGAGATTGACGAGATCCCCATGTCATACCAGCAAGTAGACACGGAGCCCGCCAAGTCTCGTTCTATCAACTTCCACGCCGAGTTAAACGAGGAGACAGCGGGACAGATCGTCACCGGTATGCTAAACCTCCACAACAACTCCTTGTTCCATCTTATCGATCAAGACCCAGAGGGAACACCAGAGAAGGTCTATTACGGCAACAAGCCAATGAAGTTTTACATCTCCACGTTTGGAGGCTCAGCCGTAGAGATGTTCGGCATCCACGACCTAATGATCAATATCCGCGAGGAAACGCCCATCCACACTTACGGCATCGGCAAGGTAATGTCTGCTGGCGTCCTATTACTCGCCTCGGGCACACAAGGTCATCGTTATATTGGTCGCCACACTCGCCTAATGATCCACTCGCTCCAAGCGGGCTATCAGGGGCCGATGCATGAACTGGAGACCGAGTACGAAGAGACCCATTGGCTCCAAAAGCAGTACTTCCGAGTCCTCTCGGAGCACACAAATATGAGCCAGAAGTTCATCAAGAAGCTGATGGATCGCCACACGAACGTCTACATCAGCGCCGAAGAGGCAATTGAGTATGGCATCGCCGATGAGATGATGTAGTCCTTTTGTTCCTGTCAGACCTATTTATTGAGACAACCCGGAGAACACCAAAATGAAACTAGACATCACCAAAAGACGGCTACAGCAACTAATCACCGAAGAGCATGCCAAACTCCGCTCAGAGGGGTTGCTCAACGAGAGCGCCCTCCGCTCCTATGAACTTGGCGACCAAGTCAAGAGTATCTCCACGGGCGAGCAGGGCGAAGTAGTCACCCTTCAAGCCCACGGCGCTATAATCAAGCTTGAGGACGGCACAAATGTCAAGATGGAAGAGACAGATATTGAACTAGCCTCTCCTGAAGAGACAGAATTAGAGGGCATCTAATGACCATCATCGCCACCCTGTCCACTGACCCCCACATCGCAGATGAATTCGGGCAAAAAGTAAAAGAACTCCAGGGAAGATTATCAAACCAGTCGATGAACTACAGAGATTGGGACACTCTCACAGACAAGCAGCAAGCCCTATTCTCCACCGACCTATTCTTGGATGGAGAATCAGCCAGAAGCGTAGAGGACTATGTGAGAGTAGCCCATGGCGCATGCGACTGCCCAGACACTCAGGACGACCTTGAGTTCCACTCGCCCAAATTATTAGACAAGCTTCGTAAAGCACAGCAAGCCCCACCCAATATTCAGGTGGAGAACTTGTCGATCTTAGATGAGATGATTGAGCAAGCGATGCTGACGGAATCAAGTAAGGGTATAGCCCATGATGACAAGATGGGCGTAAGAATCCAGAATAGCGCCGGTGAAGAACTTACACTCAAGAGACACTACAGACTGGAAGTTGAGCTAGAAGTTGACGAGGATGGAAACGAGAAAAGTAACCTCCTTGATCAGATTGGCGGCGAAAGCGTAGAGGTTCTATATAGCAATAATCCCACAGGACGCCCTCCGTACAGGGCGCTAGTCATCGTCGCCGAGGGCGATGGGGGTGAGTATGCGTTCGTTCGCTATACAACCTCCAGGATGTGGACTCAGACTGCGTTCGGAAGAGACACCGGATGGGGAGTGCGAGGCACAACCGCAGAGACAGAGGCTCTCGCCCTTAAACCATCAGACCTTTTACCTGGCGACCAAGCGATTCCGAAGAGAGACCTCGCATCAATTGTTGGAGCAAGATTAGAGACAGCCTCATTGTCCCCTATAACTAAGGCATCGATCGTTTCGCACCTGCAAAGTATTATATCGGGATCCTCGCCTACACCTATTGTCTTCGCAGACGAGGAGTCTCGCAAAGTGTCCTTACCTGCTGTGATCAAGTATTATGGCGAGATTGTTGCCCCGCTCTTGTTGTCTGTTGAACATGACGCTTTATCACCAACAAGTACAATAGTAGACTCAACAAAGCACCTATTGAACCCCAATAAGATCGATAACTACAAACAAGCAGTCTCACTTGAGTGGCCCTCCTCGGTGACTCATGCAATGGTGGACAGTTATCTGCACTTCGCCGGAGGTTATAAGGTCGGCGTGAGTTCAAAAGGAGCGAAGGGTGGCGGAGCGAACCCTAGTATACGTTCATTACTCGAAGTGATTGAGGTTGCTGGTCGTACACCCGAGCAAATTAAAGAGATGTGGGGGGGGTCTGAGATTCTCGAACACCTCTACTTGGCGTTGCGCAGTCTGGGGAGGCTCTCATCTAAAGCGGGTCCAGCCGCAGCATTGTACGCCTTTGGGCTGATCGGCGGAGAAGAGTATAAGATGCTTGAGTCGATATACACATCGAAAGACACAGATTTATCAGGCAAGGTCTCTAGAGACTACTTCGAGAAGAAAACTAGCAAGTATTTCCCCGTCGATGAGAGGAGTAAGAGGTCATCTCGCTATAGTCCTTATTACCACCTGCTCGGAGCCCTCGCTCGCCAGGTGGAGTCTCAAGTCAACAACCTCAAGACTGAGAGCGGTGAGCCGGCATTCACAGAACTCGCAAAGATTGCCTATTCCCAAGGAGCAATAGTTCAGATTTCGCAGACTTCGCCAAGGGCAAAACAAACCAAGACGGCTCGGCACTAGTCGAGATGCTTCCGTTTAAGCTCATCTATCCAGCCCGCTTTGAGGGTTCGATCCGACTTGACGCAGGCAAGAACTACATGACCACCTATGTGAATGGGCGTCTAACAGTCAACATCCGGCACTAAAAAACCAAAAACAGAAAGGAGGGCAAGTGGAAGAAACCACCCCTCAACTCATCAAGACAACCAACAGCAATCAACACGACATCATTAGAGACATTCAGCGCCTCTATGTCCCAGAGGGGTTTGAATTAGATCCAACATATAGTAAGGGTAAGTTCTATGAAAAGCCCGGAGTCATCACTCCAACGCACAAATACGACCTCTACCCTCAGCGACCAGATGTATTGAAAGCAACCGCCGAGGATCTACCCTTTGACGATGCTTCAATCAACAGCATAATGTTCGACCCTCCATTTATGGCGGGCTACACAAAAGCCAAACCAACAGGGGTGATGGGTGAGCGCTTCCATGGCTTTCGCTATGTGACCGAGATGTGGGAGTGGTACGACGCCTGTCTCGCTGAGTTCTCACGCATCCTCAAACCAGGAGGAATCCTCACCTTCAAGTGTCAGGACACAGTCTCAGGTGGCAAGAACTGGTTCTCACACTCCTATGTGATGAACTGCGCCATCGAGAAGGGATTTTACCCACGAGACATGTTTGTGTTGGTGGCGAAGAACAGAATGATCGGGCATAATCACGCCAACCAAAAGCACGCTCGCAAGTTCCATTCATACTTTTGGGTCTTTGAGAAAGAGAAAGAGGGACGCCAAAAGATCAACTACAACCTCCGACACGAAAGCGACAAAACTTGAAATCACCTCTTCGCTACCCTGGCGGCAAGACCCGAGCCCTAAAACACATCATCCCCCACTTCCCGGACGACATCCCAGAGATGGTAAGTCCGTTTTTGGGGGGAGGGTCCATCGAACTCCACTATGCCGCCCAGGGCACGAAGGTCCATGCCTACGATGTGTTCGAGCCTCTCATCAACTTTTGGCAGCAAGCACTCTTGGATGCTCCTGCGATGGCTCACATCCTTGAGGGGGCGATGCACCCAATCAGCAAGGCGCAGTTCAAGCGATTTCAGGAGAGGGTCGCCGACCTCACTCTTGACCCTCACCTACGAGCCTGCGCCTTTTACGCAATCAACCGCTCCTCGTTCAGCGGCGCAACTTTGAGCGGCGGAATGTCCAATAACCACCCACGCTACACGCAGTCCGCAATAGACCGCCTAGCCTCCTTCTCCGCCCCCAACCTCACCGCTAAGTGCCTTTCATTCGAAGACAGCCTCGCCCTCCACGACGACGACACCTTCATCTACGCCGACCCACCCTACCTCTTGGAGAGCAACACCCTCTACGGCAACAAGGGCTCCACCCACAAGCACTTCAACCACGCCCTTTTTGCGGCAACAATAAAAAAGAAGAACAACTGGATAATATCATATAACCCACATCCAGAGATTTTAGACCTTTACAGAAATCACGTAATAGAGTATAATCTTGAATGGAAGTACGGAATGAGCAAAGACAAGACATCGAAAGAGATACTAATCATCAACAGAAAGGGAAACTGATGAATAATAGCAAGGATAATATCCTATTTGACGACGAGATCAGAACGAAACTACTGGCGGGAGCGAACAAACTCGCCGACGCAGTAGCATCCACATTAGGACCACGAGGGCAGAACGTGATCCTCTATAAGCGTGGGGCACCGCCAGTCATCACGAAGGACGGAGTGAGCGTCGCCCGAGTTGTGGAGTTGGAAGATAACTACGAACAGGCTGCGGTGGAAGTGATCCGCCAAGCCGCCCTCCAAACCAACAACCATGCGGGAGACGGCACCACAACGAGCACAGTTCTCGCCCGAGCCATCATGGAGGAAGCCCACCGCCAAGTGGTCGCTGGTGCTGCTTCCATCGAACTCAAACGAGGGATCGACGCAGCCGTCGAGAAGATCGTGGAGAACCTCGGAGAGATGGCGACCCCGGTCTCCTCGGAGGAACAAATCGCCTCCATCGCCACGGTTTCCGCCAACGGCGACAAGTCCATTGGCACCCTCATCGCCACAGCGGTCGATGCGGCAGGCAAGGACGGAGCGATCACTATCGAGGAGAGTCGCTCTTTGGAGACCTCTCTTGATGTGGTCGAGGGCTACCAGTTCCTCGGCGGCTATGTGTCCTCGCAGTTCGTCAACGACCAACGCCGAGCCGCTGTAACTATGACCGATGCTCTCGTTTTGGTCACGGACGCCACCCTCTCAACCATCGACGAAATGCTCCCCTTATTGGAGGTCGCAGCCCGAGACGGACGCCCGCTGGTTATCGTCGCCGAGGAGATCGAAGGGCAACTCCTCGCCGCCCTTGTCATGAACGTGATGCGGGGACAAATGAAAATCGTAGCAATCAAGCCGAACCACTACGGAGAAGAGCGCAGAAACACCCTCAACGACATCGCTCTCACAACGGGAGCCACCTTCATCAGCAAGGACTCAGGTGTCCGCCTCAACAAGGTCACTCTTGACCACCTCGGCACATGCAAGTCAGTAGAAGCGTTCAAGGGTCGTACTACTCTCGCAGGGGGCGGAGGTGACCTCAGCGCCATCGAGGAGCGACTAACTATCCTTCGTGGCGAGGTCTCATCTACTGAGAGTCTACGAGACGCCGAGCGCATCCAGAATCGCATCACTCAGCTCGCATCAGGCATCGCCATCATCCGAGTCGGCGGAGCAACAGAGATCGAAGTAGAGGAGAAGCGCCATCGAGTAGAAGACGCTCTCGAAGCGGTCCGTTCAGCACAAGAAGAGGGAGTAGTACCGGGTGGAGGCGTCGCTCTCATCCGAGCAAGTGAGAATCTCGAACTCGAACTTGAGAATGCCGATCAACATCTCGGTGCCTCCATCGTCGCCAACGCATCATTTGCTCCAATAAAGCAGATTTTAGCCAACGCAAACATCTCAGCGGACCTCGTCATCAGCAACCTCATCGCCCAAGAAGACAAGGGTGTCGGCTTCAACGTCCGCTCAGGTCAATTTGAAGACCTTGTTAATGCGGGGGTTATTGATCCAGCCAAAGTCACAAAGCAAGCACTCATTAATGCTGCCTCTGCTGCTGGTACGCTTCTCACGACAAATTGCGCTGTTTTGAGGGCATCAACAACAGAGTAGAAACCTCCTCGTCAGCACTATTTAGTTGAGATGAGATAGTGCTGACGACCGAGGGGGGTTTATTTTGCCGAACGATAAAGAAGATCTGTTACGAGACATAAAGAAGATGTTGGCGCAGGTCAACGAGACCACCTCCAAGGCACCAGTGCTCAACGGAGGTTTTGATAGGCTGATGGAGAGGGTATCCGCTAACGGAGTCAAGATCTCAGAGGTCAACGGAAGTTTTGATAGGCTGATGGAGAGGGTATCCGCTAACGGAGCCAAGATTTCAGAGATCAAAACGGCTCTTTTTGATCCAGATAGGGGACTTTACGTGAGAGTGAGAGACATGGAATACAAACAAGAGCAACATGGTGAGCAAGTCACCGACTATCGTCAGGATTGCGACCACCGCAACGACGTTTATGCCCCAATACTTGCCGCCGACCCTGAGCGCCAAGCATGGCGAGCCACTACGACCCAACACACCCAAGAGAACCATGATGCGATAGAGGAATTGGGCGATCAGATCCAAGCCGAGGCAGCCTCTCGTTTAGAGAGGGACACAGCCACGACTACCGAGATGACCGAATTGCGCCACAAGATAGAGATCCTCGACGGCTACCGCTCCAACGCCAACCGCATCGTGTGGGCTCTTGTCATGTTAACCGTGATATCGTGGGCTAAAACAATTATGGAAATGATGTAATTTCCTCTTGACACCAGCCCTATCCGTGCTATTGTATTCTTGAGGGGAGGACAGACCTTCCCCAAGACGAAAGGTGCCTAAAATGTCCTACTCCCGCCACTTCCCTCGCCACACCCCCACCCCCAAGTTCGAAGTAGAGAACGGCGAAGCCCGCTTCGAGGCTCTCCTCTCCAAGCCTCTCACTGACCGTGATCGTGAGTTCATGTCCTCCCTCCGAGATCAGTTGACCACCAGGGGCACCCTCTCCAAAAAGCAGATTGATTGCCTTGTTTCCTCCGAGCAAAAGTATTCAGACGAAGCCATCGCCGCCCGTTCAGCCTGGATCGAACTCTACCGAGCATCTTATCGTGAGACCATGCTAATCTGCGCCAGGTACTATGTCACCACCCATTATTTCCGAGACCTCGCCTTGCGGGTCACCACCGACGAGGACTTTGTTCCCACCCGTCGCCAATATAATGCGATGTGCAAGAATAAGTACGCCGAGAAGGCCATCAAGGCGGCTACCGAAGAGCCCTTGTTCCCTGTCGGCTCCCTCTGCAAGGTCCGCAAGAACGGGGGCGCTGCTCGTCGCCACCACAACGAGCTAGCCCTCGTCGTCGCCACCCACCCCGAAGGGCTCTACCCCTCCACAACCGTCGTCGTAAATGGTGAAACCATCAAATACGATCAACGCCTCCTAAAACGCCACACCCGCAAACGCAAATAACGGGCAACAAAAAGAAGAATAACCCTTACCAATAACCAAAACCTCTGCTATAATAGTGGAGCAACAGGGGAATGAACCCCAGAAGGAGAGAGAATGAATGATAGTGTAATGGCCTCCATCCAGTTTGAGGCAGAACTGAGTCGCCTCCCAGACATCGTGAGGACCCTACTTGTCGAAGAGGGAAACCAACTCGTCAAGATCGTCCAGAACTTTAGTCCCAACATCGTGGAGCCTTTGACCGACAAGGAAGACGACCCCGTCGATGTTAGTTTAACCCTAGAGAACCTAGACGAACTACGCCAACTGTTAGCTAAAGTCGATAATCAAATGGCTCAATACCAGTCAATGCTCTTGGGTTATTACCAGAAGTCCAACGAGGCTCTGATGCCCCAAGGGCAGAGTGTTGCTGAACTCCAAGAGCAACTAGCCCAAGCCCAGCGGTTCAATGAGTTTGCTAATCGCATTCCTGCGGACAACCCAGCCGAGGCAAGTGGTGAAGACGGGTGACCTAGTCTACCTGCCTGCCGAAGTCACACTGGTCAAGTATGACAAAACGGGCAAGGTGGTGTCGAACTGGGTGAGCTTGCAAGAGCCTGCCTTTGTTCTCGTCACCTTGCCCATCGGCGTCTTGGGCGATCCCGATAGCCCATTCGTGGGGGTTCACTACCAAGGCTCATCATGGCTCACAAAGGTGGAGAATTGTCGGGAAGTGAGGGCACAAGAGATTGTTTCACAGACGTAACCCGACATGGCAGGAGTTACGGACATTCTACGCTTGCTATCCAGAGACGAAGGATGGAAGGAACCCTTATTATGAACCATTTACTATACGGAAGTTTAACCCAACCAGATCAGATGATGCAACGAGTGTCCGCATAGTTTTCTTGGATCGCCTCCTGCGGGACCACAGAGAGAGGGACTATCGTGCTCTTGTTAGGGATGGACGCCCTGTCCGATGCTACGACCTCCGCTATGAGGGGACTGGACTAGACAGACACAGACAGTTCAGTTTCACGCTTCGCGGGGGCAAGAAACGATTTGTGGTCAGTGAACACTATGCCCTATTGGTTTCATCACGAACTTATGTTCGCCCTGTATGGCCAAACAGAGCAAAACCGAACGATGGGATACTCCACAGAATGGGAACGGTGTTCGGTTTCCCACCAGCAATTCAAATGATGTATTACAACAGTCCATTAGCGGAGTATCTCACCTACAAGGAATTCAGCAACCACCTTGAGATGGAGCACCCCTTGTCTCCTGGTTCGTTGGTCGCCCCTCGACTCGGACTGTGGAGAAACCTATCTTCAATCTCCGACAAGAGACAGTCGATGGAATTCCCTTATGGGCTGATTTTGGGCAAAGAGAAGAGGAAATATAGTGAGTTGTATGGTCGAGAACTATTTATTGTAAGAATCTGTGACCAAGTTGTAAGAAACGTTCACCTAGCAGAAATGGAGTTAATCAAAGAACATGAAGACCTTTAACATTTACACGAGAGTTACTTGCCCCTATTCTCAGATGGCGATTAATTTGTTGAGAGAGCAGGGCGTCAGTTTCACCACGCGCTCATTAGATCATAGCCCGGAGATACTGCAAGAGATTCGTTCGCATCACAATCGTGATACGACACCAGTCATCTTTGACACCACGAACGGGCAAAACAAGCTCGTTGGAGGATACACAGACCTTCAGGAGTATCTCGCCAGCGGGAAGCAGTTGTTGAGAGGATGAGTTTTCTTTTACCATTGGCCACCTACAACGCCGGAGTCCGACAGGTTTCAACCAATCTAGATCATCTCCACTTTCTTCGCTCTGATTTCATGTCTTACGCCCCCAGCGATGTGGGGAGCCTCATTTGTTCCACTTATCTGTGTGTTGACGAGTATCTAAACTACCTAACCGACGATCTTGCCTCTTGTCCTGTGAGTACGGATGGCATTGGGATTACGAAGGAGCAGGGCACGATGTTGACGATGTTCCAGGATAAGATGAACGGTTTGATCTTGGAGTTACATAATAATGGGATTTCATTTACCGAGCACTGATGTCTAAAGATAGAGTCAAACAACTAGCGATCAAAGTGGGAGTTGCGACTCTCGGCGTAGCATCCTTGGCTCTCATAGCAGCGGTGATGCTATTAAAGCCAGAAACTACTCATGGCGACCTTGACAAAACAGATAAAGAGTAGTATAATAGACAAGAAGAGGCGGGACCAATCAGGATGGATTCGAAAGAGAGAAGGCAGATGATTTATGGGGTGTTCGACGCTGTGGGGTGTAATCCGACCATAGACATCATCAACAGCCACTTGCGCCAGCGAAACTACGAAGAGATCACCCCACAAGACTACGCCTTGTGGGCACAGTATTACTACCCCATCTCGAAGCGGCATTTGCCTGTTTATGAAGGGGTTATCAACAAGGGCGAACCTTTAGTATGGATCGCCCGCTATCTACGGGCACAAGCCCAGAAAGAGAGTTTGTCTTGAGCAAAAAGAAGAAGGATGAGACAGCATGGTTTTGCACCTTTTGCAAGCAGAACCGCCTACGCTTGGTCCAATCATCAGATAACTGGCCCATCGCTCGTTCAATCGGGAAATGGAAGGAAGACAACTTCTATGAAGGTTTTGGTGAAGGCATCGTCGGCATTCACGTCCGTCGGGAAACAAAGAAACAATTCACACATCTAAAAAAGCGCCTAGTCGAGAAATACGGATGTGAGATCCACCAAGAGGCAGAAACCGAAGGCACATTCACGATAAACGCTTGGTCTGCGATCCCAATAGCCAAGCACCTCAAGATCGCCAAGGGGCGAGCCCGAGTTGAGAACCCAGACTGGCTAAACGGAGAAGAGGCATGAGCAACACAGAGAACCAAGACCAGACGCTACGTTTGATTTATAACAAGATCAACCCACTTGTGTTGGACCGCCTTCGATTCCCTTCTTATTATGGGAACCTCTCTCAATCACAATCCGACCTGATCTGGGAGGTGTTTGAGATCACGGAGTCCCACTTGTCCGAAGATGTAGATCATTCGATTTTAGAGAAAGATGAGGTGTTGAGAGAGACAATAGAGGAACTAGAAGGCATCTCTGCTAATTTGCGCCGCCACGCCGACGACTTGGGCTATCTTATCACGTCCTCGTCGTAGTTTCCTCTTGGTCGGGGTCGATTCCGTAGATAGAGCAGAACCGTTTTTGAATAGCGGACCTCTCATCTTCGGTCTCGGCTTCCGCCCAGAGCCACCCGATAGTGTTCTTTTTGCCAGCAACGAACGCCCTCATCTCCTTGATCTGCTCTTCTAGGAACTTGTTGCGTTCGCGCTCCATCCCGACAGGCACATCAACACCTAACTCATCAGCGACATTCAGTAGTTCGCCGATGTTCCCAGATTGAAACGCCTCGGTGGCTCTGCGGAACTGGTCCAGATAGATCGGACCAACCTTGTCCGGGTGGCTTTTCTCAACGATTGCCCTGTATATCTTCCTGGCCCGCTTGTCCTTTGGTGCGCTATTTCTCGCTTGCGGTTCTTCTGCTTCGTTGGAGTTTTCGAACATCTCTTTAAACCAGTCAGGCATTTCCTCCCAGATGTCGTTTCCTTTTTCCGAGCATTCTGCAAGGAGGTTCCGTATCTTCTTTTTCTTGCGCCTTTTACCGACAGCCCCATTTCTACGCTTCTGCTTCCAGCGCATCCAATGTGGCATGTCCTCATCGAACTCCTCTTCATCTTCCCACTCATCATCCTCGTCCTCACCTTTGTCTTCTGGTGCTACATCAGGCTCAGCGGGGCCTGCTCGCCTCCCAAGTGCCTTCTCACAGAGTTGTTGATACCACTCGAACTTGCGTAGTTCCATCTCGCTCTCACGAGACGCCTCATCGATCTCTTCTTTCTCCACTTCGAGGTAGCGGTATTCAAGCCTCAGGCGTTTGTTTTTTAGTGCGGCTCTGCTCATGAAGTAAATAGCCTACTGCTTTTATCTTTCCTTTACAACCACGGGCTTTCGTGCTATAATCACAGAATAGAAGGAGAACACATGTTTGCATCACCGATCCTCTTAATGACACTTTTGTCTCCGATCGTCTGTCCTCGATGGTTAGGCGACGGAGCCACCCTCGCCCCCCAAGGCATCCACCTCACTAACAAACAGAGAAGAGCGAACAAACTACGATGCTACTGGGAGGTCGTAAAGCCCGCCGAAACGCTCTGTAAAACCCGTAACCCACCTCCTAAATGCGAAGAACGAACAGATAGATGGCTCACCACCAACTTCTCCACCCCCACTACTCTCAACTCTGCTTGTTATGAACTTCGGCAACGACAAGACGAGACAGCAACGACTATTATGATGACAACTTGGAAGGACGACTAAAATGCTAGACACAATTATGCTCCACGAGGTTTTTTCTGCGGGGGGCAAGATCATCGGCATCTTTCGCAACCTGGACAAGGCACACATTTTCGCCGACATAGAGCGCAAGGCGAGGACAGAGCAAGTAAACGCCAGAATTGAGACGGGCGAACTCATTACCGATGGCGAGGTCCGAGGCGAACTTACCTATGCCACCGTGGGCATCCAAGTGAGGACTCGCACGATCACCTTCGACGACCATCTTATCCCATGACTTCCCACCGAGGGTCAGCCCTGTTCCTTGTCTTGTTGGTAATCACACTCATCAGCGTCCCGATCTCGATGCTGTTCCTGTCCTCTTCAATCGAGACCATCATCGCAGGCAACACTCGCCGAGCATCCTTAGCCCACCAGGCTTCCCTATCAGGAATCGCCCATTTCCAGTCACTCAACCTCCATGCCCACGACCTTATAGATATGGCTAACGGGCAAGAAGAAATAGAAGTGATACCTTACACCCAGATGTTTAACTCAGAATATCGTGTGGTAGCCAAAAACATAGGTGAGGATGTATTTACTATTACGAGCGAAGGAAGAATGCTTGACGGCGGGAGAGTGATAGCAATCGCCCGAACATCGGCCAGGTTTAAAACCACATACAGAGAGGAATAGAAATGCTAAGAAATATCAAGCCAATTTTTATAGAGAACAGCAGGATCCCTGTGTGGCTCTCCTATTTTGCACCACTAAACATCGGAGCAATCACAATCGTGTTGCTTGTTATTTCCCGAGGCAAGATGACGGAGGAGACCAAGCGCCACGAGACCATCCATGTCCAGCAGACGCTTGAGATGCTTATCCTCCCGATGATCATCGCCTATATTGGCAGTTATCTGTGGAATATGTGGCGATTCCGTAACGACTGGAAGGGACAGACAAACCAGAGGGGCGGTGAGTATTCCTCACTAGGAAACAAAGCATACCACCAAATCATCTTCGAGAGGGAAGCATACGACAACGAGCACGACCCAGATTACCTACAAAACAGAAAACGCTACAATTACTTCTTCGGCAACAAATAAAAAAGGAAACAAACGAATGCATTTTGAAAAGAATATTGACCCCTCCATCCGCAAGCTAGAACTCAAAGCCCCGCCGATCATCGTGAGGGTAAACAAATTTGATGAGGATGCGGCGGAGAAGATCAGCGCAGACATGCAAGTCGCCAGAAACTCAGGACAACCAGTCATTCCGATAGTTATTGACAGCTATGGCGGTCAGGTCTATTCGTTGATGTCGATGATCTCGGAGATCAAGCGCTGTGAGGTCCCCGTAGCCACCATCGTAGAATCAAAGGCGATGTCATGTGGTGCTGTCCTATTCACCTTCGGAACCCAGGGATATCGTTTTATGGCTGAAGACGCCACTGTGATGATCCATGATGTCAGTTCAGGGGGGCGAGGTAAGGTGGAGGAGGTCAAAGCATCTGCTGCCGAGTCTGAGCGTCTGGACCAGAAGATCTACAAGATGATGTCACAGAATTGCGGGAAGAAGGATGACTACTTTAAGAAGATCGTCCACAGGAAGGGACACGCAGACTGGTTCCTTGATTCGGACGAAAGCAAGAAGCATGGTGTATGCAACCACATCCGCATCCCAACGCTCCGAGTCTCTATTGAGGTGAAAGTCGAAGTGGAATGATGAGGAATAGTGTGTTTTGTTCGCTCCTCTTTGTCACCGTTTGCAGCCAGCCCTTTGTGCCCTCACTTGACGCTGGTCCACCCGATACTAGCGGTCCGGAGTATCGAATCCTCCCGAGAGATAAAGAGGGCATGGAGTCCCTCTTGGAAGTTGAGACGATCCAGGTGAGTTTTAGTAGCAGTCCTCTGGATTCAGTCCAGTCAGAGAACTTCGCCGAGGTGCTAGAAGTTTCCCAAGCATACGGCGCAAATCCATTCGCCATGGTAGCCATAGCATTCAGAGAGTCTTCATTCAGGAAAACCGCTGTGTCCCCAACTGGCGACGTAGGTATTTTTCAGATCAACTATCGTTGGTGGGGCAAGGAACTCGGCTACAAGAACTACGAGGACTTTTTGAAGCACAATACCGCCATCAAGCGCAACACACGACATGCCATCGAGATCCTGCGTATTTTTTCCCGCCACCGAGCCTGTCTAGGCGAGAACCTCTATGCCTGCTACAACGGAGGCTACGGCTGGCGAAAGTCTCCCAAGCGCCGCCAGATAGAGTTTTATCGAGACAGAGTGGTCAAGACGATCAAGTCGATTGAGAGAGGATACCCTCAATGGGGCGCAAACCCAAAAAGCCACTAAGGAAGAAAAAGAAGAAGATGCCTTCGCCACCCCCAACCTACAAGGGGGCCAAGCATAATTTCTATTTACTCCCCAAGTCCGAACAGGTGAAGCGCTGGCTCAGCGCCCCAAAGGGTTGCATCCCAAAAGTGCTCGCCACCTACTATAAGGATGTTCAGAACGAGAAGAAGCGCTTCCATGACCCGGGACCACGCATAATAAAGTGGGTGAAGGTGCCTAAGTATGCCCCTTATGAGGAGTGGTCGGAAGAGGAGTTGGCGAAGGAGACCCCAGCAAACATAGAGCGCATAAAGCGGTGGGAGTCTCCTAGGGGTCCAGACAGAAAAGGGCGACCACCACTAGATCTCAGCAAACACCAGCGGTTCGGCCCGGCAAGGGTACGCCGCAAGCGCCACAGGTTAAAGTTATCACCCAGCGAGGTTGAGTGGATAAGGTGCCAAGCGGGCACAGGACTCTCCTATCAGGGTATTGCCGACGCCTTCAATGCCAAATATGACATTATGAGAGGGAGCAAAGGGGTAAGGATAACGAGGGAGACAGCATTCCAGATAATCACCTACAAGACGCATGTCCCCAAGTGGATGAAGGATCAGAAAAGGAGAGAGGAGGACGGCGCAGTGGACATCTATGATCTCATCAACTCAGAACTCACCGACGAGGAACTAGATGACCTAGGCACCGGGGATGTGATCTTTGACGACGACTAAGCGGCAACAAAAACAAAAAAGAGCATTTAGGTGAAAATAGACCCTTGACAGATAGCCCATTCTAGAGCATAATAGGATAGTAGAGAAAACAACAACCAGTCATTATGAAAGGAAATCAATATGACTATCGCAAACCAAGCCACCTTCACCAAAAAGAACGGGGAGTCCCGAGAGATGCTCTTCGTCCGTCTCGCCGACCTACCTGAAGTAGCCCTCGACGAACTTGTCGGTTCGGACTCACCACCTCGCAAGCTCCCCGAGGGCTCTGAGTTAGTGTTCGACCTTCAAGCTCACGACCTTCGTGTCTTCAACCACAGCACGCTTCAAGGCACCATCGAGCCCTATGAGATCACCATCGACGACTATTGGTCCGACGACGATGAGGGGGGACCACTTGACGACCTTGGCTGGTCCAGCGATGAAGTCCCCCTCTGTTAGATGTGGCGACTGCGACTAACTCTCGCTAACACCTTGATGTCCCTGGGGAAGTGGCTTACGGGCTACACTCCCCTCGGGCACTTGGTGTTCCACATGGGAATCAAGCAAGCCATCGCCGCAGGCGTCCAACGAAACCGCCTCATCGGGCAACAAAAGAAAGAGAAGTAGTAGATGACCTATGAGAAGACAATCGACCTCTACGGCGACGGCATAGGCAAAGTGACCTATATCCAACATTCAGGAAGCGATAAGATGGCTGTAAATGCCGCCAGAGTATCATTCGGACAAGACGACCTAAGCTCAGAACTCACAGAGAAAGATGTGAAACTCATCAACTATTTGGTGAAGCACAACCACTCGTCACCGATGGAGCACTCAAACATCACATTTATGATTGAGGTCCCTTTATTTGTGAGGAGCCAACATCACCGCCATCGTGTCTGGAAATTCAACGAGATCTCACGGCGTTACACAGAGGAGAACATTCAGTTCTACGAGCCTAAAGCGTTCCGCACCCAACACAAGGACAACAGACAGGCCAGCAACCCAGAGAACCTAATCAACCCCAACGCAACAGCGATCTGTCCTGGGTTCATCCAATCGAAGGTAGTAGCAGATGCTTCGTCGTTAGTCGCTCGCCACCACAAGATCAGCCTCGATCTATATCAAAGCCTAATGGAGCAAGGGGTTTGTCGTGAACAGGCCCGAGGGGTCCTACCTCAGAACCTAATGACTCGCTACTACGGCACTTGTGACATCAGCAACCTAATCAAGTTCATCACCCTCCGCACCCATGAGGGAGCCCAGTGGGAAATCCAGCAAGTAGCGGAAGCCATGCGAACCATCGCCACCGACCTGTTCCCAGCGACGATGAACGCCTATAACTCCGGCAATAAATAAAGAGATAAACAAGGCGCTAGAAACCAACAGATGTAGGGCTAATAATCAGGGAATAAATGGTAGTAAACAACCCTACGACACTACTTACTATGTCAACAGAACAGAAGGACCTAGAGATAACTAACTATGGCATATGACCCGACCGCAATTCCTGAGAAGCACCATAAACTTGCAATAGAGCAAGCTGTAAACTCTTCCAAATTGGAGTCTAAACAGCGTCTAATGCGACTTACGGCTTTAGCCTTCGCTGTTGGCTTTATTCTTGGCTTACTACTCTAACAATAGAACTGATGAGATACAACAGAAAGAAGGTGATCCTAAGGCTTGTGATCTCGTAGTCGTTTAGGGACAAGAGCGAGGAAGGCGGGTTTATCCCCGCCTTTTTCGTTGAGAGACAAAGCCACCCAGACAGACAACCACCAGAAAGGACAACTATATGTCAAACGTCGAGCACCCCAGTCACTACAACCATGGCATTGAGGCCATCAAGATCATCGAGAGTTGGGATCTAAACTTCCACATCGGCAATGTGATCAAATACGCCCTTCGAGCCCCTCACAAGGGCAATGAGATAGAAGACCTAGAAAAGGCGTTATTTTACCTCACTCGCCACCTAGGCAACATCCGCCAACAACAAACAACAAAGGAGAGTCAATAATGAGCAACAACAATGAAACCAACAACAACATCACCCCTCTAAACCAAGAGACCTTTGCGGAGTTCATAGCGGAGGGAATAACCCTAGTCAAATTCGGGGCAGAATGGTGCGGACCATGCAAGTTAGTGAGCCCTATTCTGGCGAGAATGAGCCTCAATGAATTATACAGCGAAGTTAGGTTTGGAGAGGTCGACACAAGTGAGAGCCCAGACCTAACAAACAGCTTAGGAATCCGAGGAATACCAACCATCTACGTATTCAACAACGGACAGATAACAGCACACACATCAGGCTTCAAAGACGAAGCAGCCCTATCAGCACTCCTTGACCTAAACACCGATTAACGGGCAACAAGAATAATAAATAAAACCAAAAACAGAAGAAGAAAGACAAATGTGAAGAAAGTTAGAGATAAATAAAGATGCACAGAGAGAGAAAGAACAATAGAGAGAAAAGAGAAGGAGAGGAAGATATTAGAGAGATAGGAGAAAGATATAGAGAGAAAGAAGAGAAAAAGAACCCAGAGAGAAAAGAAGAGAAGCAAGGGTTGGTAAGAAGGGTAAAGAAGAGAAAGAACCAAAAAAGAGTTCAGCATGAGAAGAAGAGAGAAGAGGAGAGAAAAGGGGAGAAGAAGAGAACGACAGCCATGAGAAGACACAGAAGAAGAATATTGAGGAACTAAGCTCACTATATCCCAATATATCCACTATGCCCCAATATATCCCAATATATCCACTATGCCCCACTATGCCCCACTATACAACGGGTTGTGAGGGGATGCCCGCCAAAGGAACGAGGACCGCAGAGAAGGAATAAAGCTGCACAGAGGGGAACAGAGCCGCCATAAAAGGAGGTGGGAAAGTCGCCTGTGAAACCTAAGAAATTATGCCCAGGAATTTTAGAGCCCTAAGAAGCCACCGAAAGCCGCTAGAGGTTGTTGGCGAGCCACCAGAAGCTGCTGCTAGCGAGCCGCCAGAAGCCGCCAGCAAGTCACCAGAAGCCGCCAGAAGCTGCTAGAAGCCGCCAGAAGCTGCTAGCGAGCGGAGCGAGCGCCTATAAATTAGTAAATATACTGAACGCTTGTACAGGTCCCAAATACGCCATAAGTAGTGTTTTTGTCAACCCAAACGCCCCCTTTTTCTGACAATAACACCCTTTTAGCCCCTTGGACCACCCCATTCCCCAGGCAAGAAACGTGCCAAACCAGACACTTGTCCCCCCTCATCAAATAAACGGCATAAAAGATGAAATAAAGCTTGACAAAGAGAGGTGGCGTGGTATAACTAAGATGAGGAGAGGGGAAGACGCCCCTCAAGGAGACCCGTCATGAGCATCATCGTTTACTATAGCAACCCAAGCACCAACAGCCGGGCTAGGGTAGAAGCCACCGAAGCCACCCTAGACGAGGTCTGTAAAGCCCTCAGGGACGCTGGCAACTTTATTGAGCACATCGCCAAATAAAGCTTGACATCACGCTAGCCTGTGGTATTGTACAGGTGAGGGAGGGATAGCCCCTCCAAGACGACAAATGATTTGGGAGAATCACAAATGAGCATCGACTTCAAGAATTTCATCAGCATCGCCCCCAGCGTCTCAGCCGCCGGGTTGCCCGTTATGCTCCGTGGTCGCCATGGCGTCGGCAAGTCCCAAGTAGTCTACCAAATCGCCGAGGAAATGGGGCTTCCCATCATCGAGCGCCGTGCCAGCCAGATGACCGAGGGTGACCTTGTTGGGCTCCCCAGCGTCGACGCAGACCGCACCACCTTCAACCCTCCGGACTGGTTCAAGGTTGCCTGTGAGAAGCCTGTGGTCCTATTCCTTGATGAGGTTGATCGTGCTGTCCTTGAGGTCCGCCAAGGCATCTTTGAGCTAACCGACAGCCGCAAGCTCAACGGCAACCACCTCCACCCCGAAACCGTTGTATTTGCGGCGGTTAACGGCGGAGAGCATGGGGAGCAGTACCAGGTCAACGAGATGGATCCAGCCGAGTTGGACCGCTATTCCGTATGGGACATTGAGCCCACCGTTGAGGATTGGCTCACTTGGGGCAAGAGCAACGTTGACAGTCTCATTTGGGACTTCATCAACCAGAACCACAACCATTTAGAGCACAACGGCGACTACGAGCCCAACAAGGTCTACCCGTCCCGTCGGTCGTGGGATCGTCTCAACAGCGTGCTTGTGAAGTCCGACAATCTCACCCATGGTCCTGTAATGTTCCATTTAGCCACCTCATTTGTGGGCTTCGAGGCCGCAGTCTCCTTCAATGACTTTGCCAAGAACTATGACCGACAGGTCACCATCGAGCAGATGCTGGCGGGCGAAAGGGACGAGATCATCGAGGGTTTCAGCCTGAACGACTTTTGTGCCTTGATTGAGAAGATGGAGGCTGAGGGCACCTGTAAGCGAAAGTTGAACGAAGTCGAGATCAAGAACCTTGTGACCTTCTTCTGCCGTATGCCCTCCGAGGCTGCCATGAAGCTTTGGAGTGTAGTCTCCACAGCCGGTGTTCAAGACAACGTGCTCAACCTGCATTCAAATGGCGCGGGTGAGTACCTCGCCCACTGCCTCGCTGAGACTTTCGGGCCAAGGTCAACATAGTAGAGCCCATTTGGAAAAGCACACTTTTTACGAAAGCCAATTTCCCAAAAGCCTCCCCCACCCGAGCAAGTGGCTAAACTGCTCCCTTTTTGGGTCCCTTTTGGGGGGTAGGTCTAGAGTTGGAGCGCCTTTATGCACCCTCCATCGGGCACAAAGAAAACGAAGAAAACCTCCAAATAAAGCTTGACCTATACCAGAAGCATGGTATTGTACAGATGAGGGAGGGACAGACCCTCTCAGGAGAGATCACCATGACCACCAAATTCGACCTCAAGGACCGAATCGTCCAATTGTTGCACGAGGAGCCCTTCTTCGCTCACCTCAGCCGCAACATCAACAAGGTCGCTTCGGACGCCATTCCGACCGCAGGTGTCCGAGTGACCGAAGATGGTCGCTATGAGATGATCTACAATAACGAGTTCTTCGAGAGCCTGCCCAGGAAGCAACAACTGGGGGTCATCAAACACGAGCTATATCATCTTGTCTTCGAGCACTGCTCTGTCCGCAAGGTCGAAGGAGTCTCTCCTCGCCTTCAGAACATCGCTGCCGATTTAGCGATCAACAGCCACCTTGCAGGCCAACTGCCCGAGAACTGCTGTATGCCTGGCGTAGGTCCCTTTGCGGACTATCCATCAGGCGAGAGCTTTGAGTGGTATTTAGCGAAGATGATGGACGAGCAAGAAGAGCAAGAGGGCGAAGGTGAGGGCGAAGGTGAGGGCGAAGGCGGCGAAGGCTCCCCAAGCGACGATAGTGCCTCTGATAATGGCGAGCAAACCGATCAAATGAGCGGTGATCACTCCCAATGGTCCCAAGGACAATCAGGCGAAGCCCAAACAGCCGCCGAACAGATAGCGAAGCAACGCCTCAAAAAGGGCATCAAGAGAGCCGCCCAAGCCGCCGCAAGCGGCCGAATCGGAGGTGGTATTGTTGGGCCATGGGGAAGTATTTCCTCGGCAACACAAAAAGACATCCTCAAATCGTTAGAGACCCATGTAGACTGGAAGAAGATCCTGCGATACTTCATCAAGACCTCACAACGGGCGAACAAGAAGTCAAGCATAAAGACCATCAATCGTCGATACCCATATATTCAGCCAGGTCGCAGAGTGAAGCGTACTGCTAAGATCGCTATTGCTGTTGATCAAAGTGGGAGCGTAAGCGACCGGATGCTCTCAGCCTTCTTCGCTGAGATGAACAAGTTAGCCAAGTTAGCCACTTTTATTGTGATCCCATTCGACCATGAGGTCGATGAGAGCAAGATCTATGAGTGGAAGAAGGGCAAGAGCCACCCAACTGAGCGAGTGCTCCAAGGCGGCACCTGCTTCAACGCTCCAACCGAGTGGGCTAACAAGAACAGCGTCGACGGCTTGATCATCCTTACAGACCTCGCTGCCCCCAAGCCTATCCGATCCAAGAGCCAACGAATGTGGATGACGACCAAAGAGCATGCCTCTCGTCCCTACTTCACCACCCAAGAGCGAGTGATCGTCATTGACGTATAGATAGCCCGTCAACAAACTGACGCAGCCCTCCTATTTACCCTGTCCCCATCAGCCCTCAATTATCATCTAAGCCCCCCGTCAATAAACTGACACACCCATTATCGGGCAACAATAATAAGAACAAACATAGGAGAGAACATAATGTCATTCGAAGAAGGAGATCACATAGAAGAACTATTGGAGGTATTAGACCAAGTGAACACAAGCCTCCTACAAGTACAACAAGACAACCGCATCCTCATGCACCTATTAGCCACCCTAACTGGCTACACCCCACAATCAGCCACCATCGCACGAAACAACCCAGTAACCATCCCACAAGTGCGCATCATAGAAGATGAAGAGAACACCTCAGCAGACACCCCAGACCCAACAGACGCTGAACCACCCGCCTTCCTATAAGGTCACCATAGCCACCATAGCCACCACAGCCACCCATTATCCGGCAACAATAAAAAGAATAGAAAACAACTCACAGAAGAAGATGATAATACATACGGACTCAACTACCAATGGTTTAGAACTCACAAAGTATGCGAACTATGCAACACAAATAGAAATACAAAGAATACAAACAATACAAGAAAACAAAGAAACACAAAGAAAACACTTGACAAAAGAACAGCAGAGTGGTAGAGGGAGGGGGGTCACTGGAGGCGGGTGGACGGAGAGTATGTCTCTAGTGGGGGGGTGGCACATCCTGTGCTTGATACGCTCGTTAGACGGGGAGCTATTTTTCCCAAATGTTGCCTCCCTCTAAAAATCACACCCAGTTTTTTTCTAGAATAATCACTAAATAACCCTTGACTAATCCCCAACCCATGGCATAATAAGATAGAAGGAGACACACTAATGTCCAAAGCCGCTCGTCGCCGTAACCGCAAAGCACGCAATCTCAACCGATCACGCTCAGCCACCTGTCTATCTCAATCACGCCAACTCCACCCAGGCTCCCTCGTGACCCGTATCGCCCAAGGAACCCTAACTCCCAACGCACGCCGCGACCCTCGTCTCCTCCTTGTCCTTTCGGTCGTCCGAGCCCCCAATTGCATCCCCCAGTACCTATGCCAATTTTGCGACACAGGCGACGAACGCTACT